AATATTCCACATAGCTGGATAATGAGAAACCATTATGAAGATAGCACATTCCTTGCAGCTATGGAGTTTATCAGAGATAACGGATATCAAGAAAGATTTTATTCTAAAGTGTATACATATTACAACATAGGAGAACATAAGTATTGGGTAATGACGGATAAACAAGGATTTAACGATAAAACTGCAATAATTAACAGAGCTAAAATATGAGTATTAAACAAATAGGAAAACACCGAGTATCTGAAAACGATATACAAAATGTTGATTTCAATAATTTATTAGAGGGTAAAAAAGCATATATACTTTACACCGATCCTCCTTGGGGAGATGGTAATATGAAATATTGGTGTACATTAAACAAAAGACATACTGGCAAAGAGATTGAGGCTATGTCTTATAAGCAGCTAATACAAATAATTAGAGGCATTATAGTTAATAACGTAGATGGATATGTATTCTTAGAGACTGGCAACAAATGGCTAGAGGAGACTAAAAACGATCTCAAGGATATTTTATTTAATGCAGAGACTTATTCCCTTAGATACAAGTCTGGAAGTAAGCTATTGACTAATCCAGTTATTGTAGGATCTACAAACCCTAATATTAAGTTGCCAGACCTATCAAGCCTTGAGGGTGCAATAGATGAGAAGAGTCTAGAGATAGCTATTCCATTACTTGCAAAAGAGGGAGAGATATTATTAGATCCTTGTTGTGGAATGGGCAACTCAGCTAGGAGTGCTATAAAGAATAAGATGGCATTCGTTGGCAACGAGTTTAATGCAAAGAGATTGCAAAAAACAATCAAGTCATTAGAGAAAGATGAAAATATATAGCAAGACTAATGTATTAACGGAAGCAGAAAATAGGATTAACAGACTATTTGACGAGTTTGAAAATGTAGTCGTTGGATTTTCTGGTGGCAAAGATAGTACAGTCTGCTTAAATCTCACATTAGACATTGCAGAAAAGAGAGGCAGATTACCTTTAAAAGTAGTATGGGTAGATCAAGAAGCAGAGTGGCAAGGAACGGCTGATTATTGTGAGTCAGTATTCGCTGACAAAAGAATAGAGCCTATGTGGTTTCAGATACCAATGAAATGGTACAATAACGTATCTTCATCGGAAAAGTATATACATATATGGGAGGAGGGCAAAAAACACATTAGAGAGCGTTCTAGTATATCCATAAAGGATAATGTATATTTAGACTTTGGTTTTCACGAATTATTTGAGCGTATTTTTAAAGTGCATTTTCCTAATCAAAAGTCTTGTTACATTTCTGGTGTAAGAACGGAGGAAAGCCCAAAAAGATTAATGAGCCTCACAAGTGGATTAACTTACAAGGATATTACTTGGGGTAAGATCTTAAACAGAAAACTTGAGCATTATACTTTTTACCCTATTTATGATTGGAGTTATTCTGATGTCTGGAAGTATATATTTGACAACAACATAGAATACAATAGAATCTATGACGAATTATTTAGGCAAGGGGTAGGGGTTACAAATATGAGGATATCTAACTTGCATCACGAAACGGCTATACAGAATTTATTACTGATACAAGAGATTGAACCAGACACTTGGAACAAGGTTGCAGAGAGAATAGATGGGGTTAATGCAGTTAAACACTTAAAGGACGAATCATTTAGATGTCCAGATAATTTACCTCATATGTTCAAGTCTTGGAAAGAATACGCATTTTTCTTACGTGACAAGTTAGCTGATGATGAAGATTTTGTAAATAAAATGAATAAGGTTATCAAAAAGAATGAGAAGTATATGATCACTAATCTTGTTTATGTAGATTTTTACAAGCAGATAATTAAGACGATCTTATCGCAAGACTTTGACTTTACAAAAATAACGAACTGGATGACTTCGCAATATTTTAATACAGTTAAAAAATACGTTGACGGAAAGATTACTAGACAAAACATAGAGATAAATAAGAAGTACAATAAATATATAAAAGAACTATTATAATGACTGATAATTTAAGCAAGGAACTAACTAAGGCATTAAGCATAGAAGATAACATAGAACTTATTGAAGAGATAAAAGAGATGTTACATAAAAACTCTGTTCTTAAAACTCAGCCAATAAACAGAATTAAATGGGCTAAGATCGAGGAGGTAACGCCAAACGATTACAACCCTAATTCAGTAGCTAAAAAAGAAATGGGGCTATTATATACGTCTATAAAGCAAGACGGATACACTCAGCCAATAGTTACTATTTACGATCCTAAAGAGAAAATGTATGTTATAGTTGACGGATTCCATAGGTACTATACTGCAAAGACTAATGAAGATATACTAGAAAGAAACAAGGGACGTATTCCGATCGTAGTAATTGACAAAGATATTAACGACAGAATGGCAAGTACAGTTAGACACAATAGAGCAAGAGGTATGCATAGCGTTACTGGTATGTCAAATATGGTTTTCCAGATGCTAGAAAATGGTTGGAGCGATGAGGATATATGCAACGAGGTAGGATTAGGCATAGAGGAGCTTGTCAAATTAAAGCATATAACTGGTTTTTCTAAGCTATTTGAGGACGCAGAATATAATAAGGCTTGGGAGACTAAAAATCAAATCAAGTTAAAGATAAACTATAAGAAAGGGCAAGAGGGCAATGGACAAAAATAGACACATAAAAAAAGAGTCTCTGCTGAAATCCTTAGAACAAAGCCTTGGGGTAGTAACCGTGGCTTGTAGTCAAGCAGATATTCCGAGAAGCACTTACTATAAATGGCTAAATGAAGATGATGAATTTGCTAAACAAGTTAAGGAGATAGAGAATGTTGCACTAGACTTTGCAGAGAGTAAGCTACACGCTCAGATAGAAAGTAACAATACCTCTGCCACTATATTCTTTTTGAAAACAAAAGGGAAGAACAGAGGATATGTAGAGCGTACAGAGGTACAACAAGAAACAACCTACAAGAGCCTAGACATAAATATAATAGATACTGGCGTACCATTAGCGTCTAATGAGAAAGATATAGTTGATTAAGACCAGTCCACTATATCACAAGAACTATAAGTCTACTGCCGACGTAGTAGTGAATCAAGGAGGTACGTCCTCTGGTAAGACCTATGCTATTTTACAAGTATTATTTAGTAAGGCTATAAATGAGGTATGTACAATTACAATAGTAGGGCAAGATATACCTAATCTTAAGGTAGGTGCTGGAAGAGATGCAGAGGATATTGTAGTTGCTTCACCAGCAATAAAACAACAGATCGTATCCTTTCATATGTCAGATAGAGTCTTTACATTTAGGAATGGGTCTATAATCGAATTCAATAGCTATGACAACGAGCAAGATGCAAAGTCTGGTAAAAGAGATTATTTATTTGTTAACGAGGCTAATGGTATACCCTACAACGTATATGAGCAACTATATTTAAGGACAAGAAAACAGACTTTTATTGATTACAATCCAGATGCTAGTTTCTGGGTGCACGATAAGGTTATTCCTCTGTCAACTACTGAGCTAATAATATCTGATCATAGGCATAACCCTTTTCTCAGTAATAAGGTAAGGGAGAAAATAGAGGCTCTAAAGGACAAAGATATGGATCTATGGAAAGTATATGCTAGGGGCATTACTGGCAGAATAGAGGGTCTAGTATTAAGGAACTGGTACATAACTAAGGACGACTTTAGTGATAAAAAGCTTGTAGGATACGGAATGGATTTTGGTTTTGCTAATGATCCGTCAACGCTTATAGAGGTGCGTATGGAGGATGGAGAGCTATATGTCAAGGAATTATTGTATGAAACTGGATTAACTAATCAAGACATAAATAATAGAATGAGTATATTGGGGATAAGTAGAGGAACGTTAATTGTAGCTGATTCTGCCGAGCCTAAAAGTATTGAAGAGCTTAGAAGATTAGGTTGGACAATAGATGGCGTTAAAAAGGGCTCTGATAGCCTTATGTTTGGTTTAAATCTACTTAAAGGGTACAAGATAAATGTAGACGCAAATAGCTCTAATTTAATTAAGGAGCTTGAACAATATAAATGGAGAGTTAAAAAAACTGGGGAAACAATAAATACTCCAGTAGATAAATATAATCACGCAATAGATGCCTTAAGGTATTTAGTTATGCACAAATTTAGTAAAAAAGGATATGGACAATACGCAGTCATTTAAGATCTCGGTTAGGCAATACCAAGAAATCAACGGAATAGATGAGAGTTTATCATTAGTTGAGCAGAATATCTACGCAGTAGCAGCGATCAAGGATATCACATACGAGGAGGCATCTAAGATTAAGATGTCAGAATTCAAGAAAATAGTAGATCAGCTAAACGATTTCAATGTAAGGCTATTAGAGAAGCTAAGAATAAGAAACAAGATCTTTCTTAACGGAACAGAGTACCACATTGAGCATAAGCCAGATAAGCTAACTAGTGGACAACTACTAGACGTTATTAATGTAAGGAGTAAGAATCAAGGGGAGGCAGTAAAGGTAATGCACCTACTCCTAGCTGCTATGTGTAGACCTAGAGGCAAGGAATATGGTGACGACAATATAAACCTAGAGGAGAGGGCAAAGCTAATTCAAGAGGTAGATTTACCAGATGTATGGAATGTCTTTGTTTTTTTTTGGAATCTTTGGAACGATTACTTGAGCGATTCAGAGGACTCTTTGAGCAAGTGGATGAGGGAGACGTTGGAGATGACAAAAGAGATTTTGGACAACGATGGGGACTCTTTAGCGTAATAAAGGCTATGGCAGATTTACACAATATTAGTATTAACGAGTCTACTAAATTAGGTGCAATAGAATTCCTAAACTGGTGGGCATATATGGTAGAAAAAGAAGATTATGACAGATCAACAAAATAAATTATACGATAGTTTAACGGACTATTGGCAAAAGATAGTAGATGACCTAGTAAAATCGTTGTATGATGTAGGTAGGGTCGCTAGTGGAGCTACTGCTCAGAGTATAGGTGCTTTAAACCCTATGCCAATAACTTTTACCTCGACTGGATTTAAGGTGCAAATTAATATGCCTAAGTATTATCAGTTTATTGATGAGGGTGTAAGTGGAACAAAGAGGAATACTGGCATAAGTAGGTTTAAGTATAAAACTAAGCTGCCCAATATATCTGCTATTAGAAAGTTTATGGTCAATAGGGGTATAAACGATTTCTCTGACATTAAGTCAAAGAGAGGATATGCTCGAAAGAACACAACCTCTGGTAAGCGTAGGGATGCTGAGGAGATCAGAAAGTCTATTGCATTCGTAATAGCAAGGAGTATATTTGAAAATGGTGTAGAGCCTACAAATTTTTACTCTAATGTCATTAATGATCAAGAGTTAATAGACTTTGAGCGTCAATTATTCGTTGAATATCGCAAGTATATTGTAGGATTAATAAAAATAAATTAAAAAAAGTGTAGGATATTAAAATTATTGTATATATTTGTAATACAATTAACAACAATAAAGATGACAAGACAACAATTTTACGCAAAACACAGAGAAAGAACAGAGAATTTTGACACAGATAGCATTTTAATGCGAATAGTATCAACTCTATCAGATCTTCAGCACGTCAATAACTTTAGAGGTAACAATAAAAAGCAAGATATTAACGATATCTGTAATGCTCTAAAGGATTACATATTCGATTACAAAGACCTTATAACACTAGAGGAAGATATCAAAGAATTTATAAAATAAACAAAACAATGAACACACAAACAAAACAACAAACAAGAAAAGTAGGAGTTGCTGGAGGATTTATCAATCAGATGATGGGTAATAATAGATCAGAGCCAGTAGTTGGCAAGGGAGCTACAATACTACACTACTCAGATAGAGCAGCGTACGAAGTAATCGAAGTATCAAAAGACAAAATGAGCTGCATAATTAGAGCAATGGATTGCAAGAATGTAGGTAGGTGCTACGGAGATGAGCAATACGAATACAAGAGCGATCCAAATGGAGTAGAATTGCACTTAGAATGGAATACTAAAAAAGGATGCTGGGGTAAAATATGGTACACAATCGAAATAATCAAAGCCCTAATAAAAAAGTATGAGAAAGAACACGGATATGATTCTATGAGCATCCTACTTAAAGATCACGGACTTAATAATTATGATGAATTATATGAAGATCCAGAAGCAGATAATTTTCAACACCCAAAAAAGTTAATAAAAGGCTTAACAAAAGAATACAAGAATTTTAGCAAAGTATCAATCATATTTGGTATAATGGAAGAATATAGAGATCCGCACTTTTAAACCAAAACCTAAAACAATTAAACCTCCAGAGATGGGGGTTTTTTTATGACGTTAAATTTATATGTCAAATTTGGTATATATTAGTGTATGGCACTTACAATTCAAGATCAACCTATAACTAATATTCCAGAGCCAAGCTTTGCTCCAATAGAATACTTAGTCAGTAGCACAAGTACTGCTCAAAGTGGATTTAAAGTTATAGCGAGTTTGTTTACAGATCCTACTGGGACAAATACAAATATTGCTACTTTGCAACTTAATACTATTCCGTCAGCTACGCAAGTGGTTACTGACATCCAGAACATCATACAATCTTTCGTTACTAGCGAATATTCTGTTTTAGCTGGTGACACTACGGATATATCACAAAGTGCCTTAAAAGCGTTTAAAATAGCTTTTCAAGAATATTACTCTGGAGCTTTACAAGGTAGTGCAGTAAGTGGCAATACGTTTACTAGCTGGAACTCGTCACCTAAGTATATTGAATGGGCAGACTTATCTGGAGGATCTAAGGACTATTATAACTGGAGTATAGAGGATGCTAGTGCTGAAACAAATAAAGAGTTTCTAAACGGCTTTGAACAACAAGCCGAGTGGTTTAACTTGAGCAAAGCAAATAACTTCTTAAAGGTAAGATCAACACAGAAGTATCAATCCTCTTGGATTATGAGAGGAGGTCTTACTGACACATATAAAATATACCTACAAACGCTAGATAGTACATTCACAACTATTTTGTCAACCACAATGACTGCATCAAATACTGCTGGATTATATACACTTGATGTAGGTGCTTCAGAGGTAGCTTCTCATAGCTGGGGTACTACTCCAGTAATGACTAATGTAAAATATTATGCTCTTAGGATCTTAAACTTTACAGAGGACGTATGGGCTACAAAAACAATAATGTTTGAAATAGACGATTGTGAAAACACCTATACAGATTACGAGCTACATTGGTTAAACAGAAAAGGTGGATATGATAGCTTTATGTTTAGTGGCAAGTCTAATCAGACTACAAGCATAAATAAGAACTTTGCAAAGTACAATACTCGTACAATAGGAGCAAGTAGCATCACACATAATACCTATTCGCAACGCAAGAGGGCATTTAAAACGTCTCTAAGCGATTCTTACACATTAAACAGTAGATTATTAAAGGACTTTGAGGTTGAGGGCTTAGAGGATCTATTCTCATCACCAGAAGTTTACTGGAAAAACGATGCAAATTTCGTATCTGTGAATGTAACTAGCAATATATTTGAACACGCTAAAAGCGAAAATGGTCAAGTTTACTCTATGCAAGTTACAATGGAAGTAGATAATAGCGATACTAGGCAATGGTAATAGAGCATATAATAGCTGGGTACACGATACCACATAACGAGGGAGCGATCCCTTTGACAAAAGAAGCGTATGACGTAAATAACCCACAGAAACGTTTGACGGACTTTAGTAAGACGATCACAATACCAGAGAATAAAGTAGTTAATCAGATATTTGAACACGCCTTTGACGTTAATATTGATCTTCAGACGTTTAACCCTAATCTAAAAACTAGCTATCAGATAATCCAAGACGGAATAACTGCCATAGACGGCTATTGTCAGCTAAAAGCTATCTCTAATGTAGATGGATTAATCAATTACGAGATACAAGCTACTGGTAAAATAGGAGATTTGTTTGAAAAGATACGAGGCAAATATTTAACTGATCTAGATCTTAGCAGTTTAAATCATACTTGGAATAGAACTAATATACAAAATAGTTGGACTGCCACAATAGGACAAGGCTATGTATATCCTATGATTGATTTAGGAGGCAGAACAAGTTATGGTAACTGGGCATTAGAAGATTTTAAACCAGCAATATATGTTAAGCAATATATTGATACTATATTAACAGAGGCTGGATTTACTTATGATAGTACATTCTTTAATAGTGATTTATTTAAGCGTCTTATTGTGCCTTATGGTAGTGGTCAAATACTATTAGATAATGCAGATATATTGTGTAAAGAATTCAATGTACAAAGAACGAGCCTACAAACTATTGAGTGTCAAAATATTAATACACTATCAAATTTAGAAAATAGTATCGCTATATTTAATGACGATAGTAGCCTTTCTGCATATGAAAGCCGAGTTATTGCAGATGGTGGAGTTGTAGAGGCTCTAAGTTGTGCAGAGGCTGAGTTTAATTTCTCTGCTGACTATTATAATACTTGTACAAACGAGTATAGCTCTACTACTGGCAAGTATACTGCAACAGACCCAAATAGGATGTCTTTTCAAGGGTTATTAAATTTTGATTTATTATATACGCAATCAGTTTCTACTATAACAAGCAAACTAAATTACTTTCATCAAGGTACAAAGGTTTTACCATATAGTTTAAATGTTTATTTAGAGGGTTATTTAGTTGAAAAACTGAGTGGAATATTTACAATCGTAGATACTTTTAAATTTGATGTAACAGAGCCAATAAGAAACAACGCTCTAGGAAGCTCCACAACAATAGCAGTAGGAGAGCTGCCTTTTCAAACTGGAGAAATAAATGTACAAGCTGGTGCAGAATACTTTATAGCTTTTGGTGGACTATATTACAACGCTGCTGAATTAGAATTATATGGAACTCCCCCAATAAATAGAAGAGTAGTGCCAATTAGTGCATCAAATAGTGGTGATTTTAAAGTTTTATTACAAGCTAATTCTAATTTTGGAAGCAATTTATTAGAAACCGAGATTGGAATAGGAGACACTTTACAAACAAAATTTGTAATACCAAAAGAGATTAAACAATCAGATTTTTTTAGCAGTATTATTAAGCGTTTTAATTTATATCTTGAGTATGATATAATAGATCCTAACAAATTAATAATTGAAACAAGAGACGGATTCTTGACAGATGAGCGAGTTAATTTAGAGCATTTAGTTGATAGATCCAAGGAGTATAAAATAACTCCTTTAGGGGCTTTAAATTCTGGCAGATTTATATATAAAGATCAACTAGATAAGGATTATCATAATGACCTATATAACAAGGCTAATAATGAGGTTTATGGAGAAGTAACTATTGACATACAAAATGACTTTATAGATTCTGACAAAAACATTACTACAATATTTGCTCCAACTCCATTAAGAAGCATCCCAAATGTAGGTAGGATAATATCTTCAATGGTATTTGTTAATCAACAAAATCAACAAGTAGATGCAACTGCTAAAATAAGGTTATTATACTGGGGTGGATTATTAGACCCTAAAGATGCTTGGAGTTTTGCTGGAGCTTTGCATTTAACGTATCCTTATGCTGGACACTTAGATAATCCTTTTAACCCTACCTTTGATTTAAACTGGTTTGTGCCTAAACAACTATATTATGATTTCAGTTACGGAAATAAATTTAATCTGTCTTATAGCAACAATAATTGTTACAATGTATATTGGAAAAAATATATAGAGGAGATTACTGACAAAAATAGCAAGATACTTGAGTGCAATCTAGCCTTAAGACCTTACGATTACAATGAACTTGATTTTAGAAAAAATTACTATATAGATGGATCTTATTGGAGGTTGCTAAAAGTAACCGATTTTGATGCATTATCTGGACAAACTACAAAATGCACATTCTTAAAAGTAGAGCCAAAGAATGTATTTAGCCCAGAAGTTAAGCCAGTAAGAGGAGGACAAGACGATTTTGCAGATGATACGCCAATACCAACTGGAGATATGCTGAGAAGTCCTAATAATAATAGTGGTACTGGTCAAGATAGCTTACAATTTGGCGATAGCGTAAAAGGTGGGACAAGATCAATTATAGCATCTGAAAATATTAATCAAGGTTTAAGCTCTAAAAATGCTTTGATAGTAGGCAGCGATTATAGCGAGGCTATGGCTGATAATGTTATGATTGTAAATAGTCCTTTTATTAATGTAGCAAGACCTAATGAGGCTTATATTAATGGCTTATTTGTAGAGAAACTCACAAGTATAGTACTGGATTACGATATACTAACTAATCTTGAATTAGAAATGCCAGTATTGCCTCCTTTGCCAGATGATGAATTTTACGAAGTGACAAGAGGTTATGTTAGGTTAGACGGAAACGCTGCAACTGGCGGAAGTCATCAAGTAGATATAGTTACAGACGATGCTTCAGAGCATTTATTAGCTAAGATTGCAAGTGCATTTTTTAATACGGATAACAATACAGACCTTATTGAAGTAATTGCACATAATACAACCCCTATTCACTTTGGTAGTGGGCTTAAAATAACGACTAATTCAGCAATGACTTTTGATGCTGGAACTCAATTAATAATAAACTTAGTGTACCGAATAATTAAATTATAATGGCAGATAAAAAAGTAGCATTTGAAATGGCGATCAATCTCAAGAAAGGAGATATGACGATAGAGGAACTTAATGCCCAGCTAGAAGAGGCTAAAAAATTACTTGAAGATGTAGAAGATACTGGCAGTGATGAATTTAAAGCATTAAGTCAAGTGGTTACAGATACCGAAAAGTCTATTGAGGATATGAATGGCGAGTTAAAAAAGACTAAAAAAGGTTTTGAAGATACTGCCGATGCTCAGAAGGAAGCTGGTAAAATGAGTAAATTATTCTCTAAAGGATTAAAAGCCGTTGGAGTTGGTCTTAAAGCATTAGGAATAGGAATTGTAGTTGGTGCTATTAAGTTATTTTATGACGCTATTTCTAAGAATCAGCGAATAATGGATGCACTTAGTACGGCTTTAGGTACTATTGGCGTATTGTTTGAGAAACTCTTTGGGGTCGTATTCGATACTTTCGATGCAGTATCTAAAGCAACTAAAGGCTTTAGTGGATTAACTGCCGTTATGAAAGGGTTAATTACAATAGGATTGACACCTATAAAACTACTATTTAGTAGCATAGTATTAACAATAAAAAAAGCTCAACTAGCTTGGGAGCAGTCTTTTTTTGGTGGGAAAGATCCAGAAACAATTAAAAAATTAACAAAAGACGTAGCAGATACACAAAAAGAAATAAAAGAAACTGGTGAGGAAGCAGTCAAAGCTGGTAAAAGTGTAGTCGATAATATGGGCAAAGCAGTTACTGAAGTAGGTAGCGTTGTCGGAGGAGTTGTCGAGGGCGTTCAAGAGATTACAGTTAAAGGTGCTTTTGAGATAGCCAAAGCAAATACAGAACTTAAAAACTCAGCAGCGATTGCAGAAGCTCAACAAACATTATTAGTCGAGAAATACGACAGACAAGCAGAGAAGTTAAGACAGACTAGAGACGAAGAGCGTAATAGTATTGCAGAACGTAAGAAAGCAAATGATGAGTTGCTTAATGTTTTAGATGAGCAAGAAAAGGCTATGATTTCTCAAGCTAATTTACAAGTAGCAGCTGCTCAAGCTGCCGTAAACGAGAACGATAATACAGAAAATCAAATAGCATTAATTCAAGCTCTCGCAAATAAGCAAGGAGTTTTAGCACAAGTTGAGGGTATTAGGTCTGAACAAAAAGCACAAGACCTGGCTTTGGACAGAGAGCAAATGGAACTAACAAAATCTATTTCTGATTCTGAAGCAGAATTATCATATCAAAGGGAATTATTTAATGCACAACAAATAAAAGATAAACTAGAACAAGCTGAAAAAATAGTAGAGATTGAGGAGAAACGTCAACAAGATGAAATGCTTAGGCTAGAAACTATTGTTGAACAAGCTAAACAAGGTACTCAAGCTGAAGTAGACGCACTTAATGCATTAGACGCTTTTAGAGAGGAAAGCAGACAAAAGAATATAGAAGCAAATAACGCAGTATTAGAGGCTACAATAGCAGCGAATGTAGAAGCAGATAAAAAGATAGAGGATAATAAAAAGAAATCAGAAGAAAAGAAAAAAGAACTTGCTCAAGCTGCATTAGGTGCAGTAGTTAATATAGCAAATGCATTAGCTGCTGGAAACGAAAAGGATCAGAAAAAAGCGTTCCTAATTAATAAGGCAGTCAGTTTAGGACAAGCTATTCAGAATACTGCAACTGGTGTTACTAAGGCTTTTGGTCAAGGTGGTGTTGCTGGTTTTGTTACTGGTGGATTAGTAGCAGCTGCTGGTGCAGCTCAGATCGCTACTATTGCAAAGACTAAATTTCAAGGAGGGGGGCAAGGAGTTGAAGAGCCTAGCACTTCACAAGTTAGCCAAGCTCTTGGTGGTGGATTAGCTGGATTACAACCTAGAGGATTTACAAGCCCAATAATAGATACAGACGTACAGACTACAAAAGTAATTGTAACAGAAACGGATATTAGAAGCGTATCTCGTAATGTGGATGGCGTTTATAGTAGAGCCACCGTAGTGCAATAGATTTCCTCTTTTTGCCACAATAGGTATATATAAATAGATGGACTTGCCATTTATAGAATTTAAACTAACAGAAGAAGTTGAGGGACTGCAAGCGATAGCTCTAGTTGATAGCCCAGCAATAGGCTTAAACTATCAAGCTTTTGCACCTCACAAATTTGAAGTAATTAACGAAGAGAAGCGTATTGTAATGGGAGCAGCGATGATCCCAGACCTACCTATATACAGAAGAGATGAAAGGGGAGAGTATTACGCAATCTTTAAAAAAGAGACGATCAAAGCACTCGTACAAAAGCTATTCAAAGAGAATAAGCATAATGTATTTAACGAGCAACACAACGCATTTAAGATATTAGATGATGTTTATATATATCAGAGCTTTATAACTGACGCAGAGCTTGGCATTTCAGCCCCCTCTGGTTTTGAGAATGTAGCTGACGGAACTTGGTTTATCGCAGCTAAAGTAGAAAATGATGAAGCGTGGGCGAAGGTTAAAAAAGAGGGTATATTGAATGGGTTTAGTGTTGAGGGTGTTTTCGATCTTGAGCCGTATAAATTTAAAAAAATGAATAAATTAAACTTAGAGAGTGTTATAAGCACTTTAAAATCTGTATTTGCAGACGCTGAAGTAGAGGAAACTACTGAGGATAACTTTGCAGAGTCTACATTAGTAGACGGAACAATCGTTAAATGGGAAGGTGAATTAGCTGATGGAACTGCTTTAGTAGTGGTTATGCCAGAGGGCGAAGTTGCTGCACCAGACGGAATTCACGAATTAACTGACGGAACTATCGTTGAAACTGCTGGAGGTCTTGTTGTAAATATTGAGGCTGATTCAGATCAAGGAAAGGACAAGAAGAAAAAAAAGGATGACGAAATGTATGATAATGAGTTTACTTCTGAGGAGTTAAACGCATTAATTGAGAAAGCTATGGCACAATATGCTGAGGCTTTCACTGCATCTCTTGAACTTATTAAGTCTGAGAACGATACCTTGAAAACAGAATTAGCTGAGATTAAGTCTGCAAAAGAGGAGTTAAAAAATGAGTTTTCTGCTACACTCAACAAAGTAGGAGAGGAATTAGAAGAGATTGTTAAGGCAGAGCCTTCAACGGCTTCTAAACCACAAGAATTTAAAGCACTAACTAGAGCAGAAAGAGCTGCAAAAATGGGTGCAATTATAAGAGCAAATAAATAAATAAAATAATAATATGAGTTTTGATGTATCAACGTTGACTAATTATGTTAACGAACAATCGACAGACCTAATCTCAAGACTATACTTTGAGAAGACGTCAAGCGACTACTTCACGCTGCAATCTGGAGTAAAGAAAACTGATGCTTTGCATCTATTAGCAGTTACTGCATTCCCACAAGACGGATCTGGATGTTCAGCTACTGCTTCTGGAGATGTAACTTTTACTGACAGAAACTTAACAGTAGGACAAATTACATACTACTCTGGTTTTTGTATGAAAGACCTTATCCCTAAGTACACTCAAATCTTGCTTAGAGCTGGAAACGGAGAGACTGAAGATATGGCTTTTGAAGCAGAGGTTGCTGAGTCTGTAATAAAGACTATTATGGAGCATAACGAGGTTGCTGACTGGCAAGGCGATACTACTTCTGCAAATGTTTACCTAAACAAGTACGATGGTCTTAATAAGATTATTGACGCTGCTACTGGAGTTGTTGCTGGTAACACTTCTTCTGCTACTGCAATCACTTCTGGTGCTGCTGGTAACGTAGACGGATTAATTACAGATATTTGCAATGCTCGTCCAGCTAAAGTAAAAGCAGCTGCTAACCAAGTATTATTTGTAGGTCAAGATACTTTTGACAAATACGTAGATACTTTAAACGCTAAAAACCTATACAATATTGATGCAACTGATTGGGCTAATTACGAGACTTCAATCGCTGGTAAAAATGTATCTTTAGTAGGTGTTGCTGGATTGGACGGAACAAATAGAATGTTCTTAGGTGTTAAAGACAATTTCTTTTTAGGATTTGATCTACAAAACGATGAGGAAGAGTTTGATTTCTGGTATGACAAGAAAGATGACAAAGTTTATTACAGAGTTAAATTTAAAAGAGGACTACAAGTAGCATACCCAGACGAGATTGTACAATTTACATTAGCATAACCCTTTAAAACAAAAAAAAGATTATGGCGTGTAATTTAACAACTGGTTTTTCGGTAGGATGTAATGATTCAATCGGTGGTGTAGCAGAATTCTGGATAGCAAATATGCCAACAGATTTCGCTGCAAACACTGACGGAAGTGGAGAGGTAACTGGTCTAGCTGGAACTGGACTAGATTATCACAAATTTGAGTGTACTAATGCTCAAGGTGCTTCTTCTGTAATGAATGATAATCCTACTGTTAACGATGCTAACGGAACAAGCTTTTTTGATCAGACTGCAACTTACGTTCTCAATAAAATGGAGAAAGCAAAACGCAACGAGGTTAAAATGATAGCAAGAGCCAAGATGTCAATAATTATCAAGGATAATAACGGAACATACTGGCTAATGGGAGAGACAAATGGAGTACGTTTAGTCTCTGGCGACAACGGAACTGGTACTGCTCTTGGAGACAGAAATGGTTATAGCCTTTCTTTCCAAGCACAAGAATCAGAGCCTATGCCAATAGTAACTGCTTCTATTCCAACTACATAAGAGATCTAACTCTAAATAGAACACAAGCCCACTTCGTAATAGGGGTGGGCTTTTTTTAAAATATTACAATGGACATAATAGAACAAGACGCTACAAATTACATTTATTGCAATATCTCAAATGAGGTAGTTAATGCTTATTACACTATGTCTATTCAAAGTGCTGAGTACGAAGTAAACGCTACTCTTGCAGCTCCAGTAGGGGTAAATAATAGGTACGTTAAATTTACGTTAATAGAGGGGACGCAAGACCTTTCTAATGCAACAATAGAGCTACCTAACAAGGGAGATTATCCTTATAAAATAATAAATGCCACTACATTAGGAGGAACAGAGGGGATAGAAATACACAGAGGTATATTAAGATTGAAACAACCAAAAGAAATTGTATATTCGTTTACTGACGAGCAAAATACTTACATATATGAATAAGTTTCCAATTATAACTGAGTTTACTTCACAAGAAGTGCCTAAGTTTTTAGAGAAAAAGAACAAAAATATAGTCTGGTTTGGTGCAGATAATATGTACCCTTACGAGTTAATAGACTTGTACAATGATAGTAGTACACATAATGCTATAATTAATGGCAAGGTGGGCTATACAATAGGCAACGGATTAGAGGGAGAGGATCTAGAGACTAAAAAATGGCTAAGTCAAGCTAATATAGATCAAGATTGGACATCTTTAATGAAGAGTTTGTCATTAGATTACGAGATATTTAATGGCTATGCTATTGAGGTAATAAAAACTAAGGTGGGTAACCAGTACCATCATATAGATTTTGCCAATATTAGAGTAGGATTAGATGGCAGTATACAATATGCAGACGATTGGATTACTGACAAGGGGACAAAAAACTCTAAACCACATATTCAGTATCTAGAAAGATATAATCCAAGAAATCCAGAACAAAAAAGAGGTGTTATTTATCACGTTGATTATAGACCTAACTTTAAATTTTATCCTTTGCCAGTATATGTAGGGTCTTTGGCAGAGATTAAAACTGATGTTCAGATAGGAGATTACTGGCTAAACGAGGTAGAACACGGATTTGTAGGAGGAACACTAATACAACATAATAATGGTGTACCAGAAACTAAGGAAGAATCGGAAACATTTGAAAAAGCATTTCAAGAAAAGTTTGGCAAGGCTACTGGTACAAAAATAGTACACTTATTTAGTCCATCTAAGGATAATGCAAGTGAAATTACTAGCTTAAATGGTAATGATCTACACGAAAGATATGTAGAAATGTCTAAAAGAGTAAAGGAATCTATATTTATTGGGCATAGAGTTACCAATCCGATCTTATTTGGTGTAAAAGAGGAGGGGCAATTAGGTGCTCGTAACGAGCTTGATCTAGCATATGAGATATTTACTAATACTTATATTGCAGAACGTCAAAATACGCTCCTTAGAACGATTAAAAAACTAGCATTTTACGAGATACAAAGAACAGATATTGACATTATACCTCTAAAACCAATAGACGCTATTGACTTAACAAGCGATATTATACTTGCAAACCTAGATAGAAACGAGATTAGGGAGCTTATTACTGACCAAACTGGACTTGAACTTGAAGAGGCTATTGAAGAGCCAGTAGAGATGTCAGAAGATTGTGGTTGTAGCGAATTTAAGGAGCCTTGCTGGAAAGGATACGAGATGATAGGTATGAAACTAAAGAATGGCGTACTTGTACCTAACTGCGTACCAGAAAAGATGTCGCAAGACCTTGCTAAGATCGTACAAGATAATAAACCACTATTTGATACAATAGAAGAGGCAGAGAGTGTAGCTCAGCAAATAGGTTGCGAGGGATATCACGAACATAATATAGACGGAAATATATGGTATATGCCTTGCTCTAGTCATTCAGAGATAAATGACAAGAATTTAGACGAGTTTAGTGCTATAACAAAATTTGATACATATAATGACTATCCAAAATCAGCTAGTAAAAATGCACAAACTGCATTAAATTGGGCAGAGAAAAACGGATGGGGAGGTTGTGGCACGGCAGTAGGTAAAAAGAGAGCTAATCAACTTGCAAAAGGGGATAATATAAGCAGAGAAACAATAGCTCGTATGGCAGCCTTTGAACGTCATAGAAAGAACTCAAAGAAAAAACTTGGAGACGGATGTGGTCGTTTAATGTGGTTAGCTTGGGGAGGCGATGCTGGTGTAGCTTGGGCACAGAGAAAATTAAAACAAATAGATGCAGAGAAAATGTCTGCTTGTAGCTGCTTTTCTAATGACGAGGATATTAGCGACCTATTTGACAAGATAGGGGTGCCAGAGGAGGGTTATGAGATAATAGAAAACTTTGACATTAATTATGATACAGACGGAAGTCCTATTGAATTCGCAACAGAGGAGCAAGGTGTCATACAGAGAGTGCTGAAAACGATCCTTACAAACCCTTTAATAGCTGCAACTGGAATTTCTGAGGTTTTAGGGCTTAATTTCGAGGAGTTAGTAGGTGCAATAAATATTCTAAGCACTTCTGATCTTATTACAATAGAGGGTAGTGACATAGGCTTGACTAATATAGGGGAGAGAGTTGCAAAAACAATAGATCTACCAGAAACAGAAGTAAAATACAGATACGAATTAAGACCAGATGCTCCACCATTAAAAGCTGGAGGAGAGTCAAGAGACTTTTGTAGAAAGATGATGGCTAAAAAAAGGCTTTGGTCAAAAAAAGAAATAGACGTAATGCGTAATGGTATGAAATCGAGTGGCATAGCAGACGTCACAGACGTTTGGTTGTCAAGAGGTGGTTGGTATAGGAAACCTAATACATCTACATCAGTACCTTATTGCCGTCACATATGGAAACAAGTTTTAGTTAGAAAGAAAAAATGATATTAATAGTCAGCCCAGCTTTTGTTAAAGAAAATAGTGTACTGCATTATAATGTAGATGACGGATATCTTAAGCCGTTAATTGATAGCATTCAAAATACGTTTATAAGACCTATATTGGGTAGCTCATTATTTGACGAGATCTTAACACAAATAAAAAACAACAATGTTTCAACGCTAAACGAGACTCTAATAAAAGAGTATATGCGAGATGCATTAAAATGGGAGGTATGCCACAAATACACTCGTATTGGTACATATAAATTAAGGAACAAAGGTGCTGGAACTAAGACTGGGGACAATTTTAGCCCACTAAGCGAGGGAGAGTTAGTCGTTGCAAAAAGCATATATAAAGATAATGCAGATTTTTATAGACGAAAATTACAATTATATTTGAAAGAGAATGAAAACAGTTATCCTTTGTTTAAAACTCCACCAGACGGCTTAGATATAGTCCACCCAGAACACGATACTAAATGGAGAAGCCAATTTATACTATAAACAAGGAAAAGAAGTTAGAGAAATATGTCGAAAAGTTTAACCATAAAAAACATAAGGACGATAATGGAGGGCATCAAGTCAGAACATCCACAAATCAACACAATATTAAAAGGTAATATTTGGGATGTTGATCTAACAAAGGATGTTACTGGTAGCTATCTTATTTATGATGTTTCAAACATTTCTCCTAATGGTTTTAATGGAATAGATTATTCCCTGGATCTCTTTTTATGCGATAATGTTACAGAGATAAACACAGAATCTAACGAGGTAAGTGTGCAAAACGAATGTTGCTTAATCGCTTTGGATATTATGAGCATATTTGAGAACTATAAAAAGGCAAGTTATGCTGACAAAGATTTAGCTTTAGTTTTAAATAAGAGCTGGAGCATACAACCATTCACCGAAAGATTTGATAGCCTATATAGTGGAGCAGCGATTACTATGTCGTTAAGCTCGGCTTATGGCTACGCACGATGTAAAATACCAACATAAAAAAATGACAACAACTGAATTACAATTATCAAGAAACGGACAGAAATGCGTAACTGGAGATGTTACCTTTACTGCTTCAGACAAAGTAGCTTATCTCGTAGTAAACGCAGATGCTATATTCGCAAACCTTACAGATCAATCCGACAACAATATATTAACTGAAAGTGCATTAACTGGTGTAACGCTTTCTACTGGTATGATTGTTTCTGCTAAAAATAGTGGAACGATTAAAAGAGTTAATGTATCGTCTGGGTCTGTTTTAGCTATATTCGGATAGTGTATAGCTACGGATATCAATACGGAAGCAAAATAAAGCGTATATCAGAAGGACAACTGATATTCGAAGATTATAAGGTGCGTGTAGAAGCCGATGGAGGAGTAGTAGAAAACAGAAATTGTGTAATTAGAGACCTAAATAAATTAATATGAGCGTAATAGACAAGGCAAGTTTAATCCAAATACCAAGTGGGTATAAAAACGGAAAGCTATACTCGGTAAAACCTACTCCAACGTATGGTAGTGAGTTGGTAACTAATGGGGATTTTGCAAGTAGCAGTAATTGGAACGGAGTTAACGCAAACGGAGTTACTATATCAAACGGAACTTTAAATTATTCAGAAACACCTAACGGAACTAATATAACACAGTCAAGTGTTGTTGAAATTGGTAAAAGATATAAGGTTACATTTACAATATCTAACTACGTAAAAGGTGGCATTCTTGTTGTTTTGGGTGCGGGTGGCACAACACAAGAGGTTTCATCGAATGGAACATTCAATCTTTATGGAGTTGCAAGTATAAACACAACTCTTTATATTCAAGCAAGAGGAGCAAGTGGAACAACTTTATCAATCGACAACGTATCAGTAAAAGAAATTACAAACATAGGCGACTTTGATTTCTCACGTTCATCAAGTGCAACGAGGGTAAATAGTGAGGGGTTGATTGAGACTGCTCAAATAATTAGCAC